TATTAAGGAAGCTACTACAGGCACCATTACTACATTTTTCTTTAACAGATCTACTATATTCATCAGGCATTTTTATTTTTTAGAAGTATTTTATATTATTTGTCTTCTATTTTGTAGAACATTTTGTTACTATCTTCTGTAAGCCAGTCTTTATTTTCAACGTTCCATCTAGTAGTTTGGACCATATAGTCTGGAACCCTGTCACCAACAGTATAATTAGGAGCATCCCACAAAATACGATTATTAGGTTGAGCTGCATAATTACCATTATCAAGAGCCAATATATGCGCGCACTTATGTTCAGCAGGAATTTCAGAATGTTCTGTATCTAGTATATTACTTTCTGGATGACCCCAATCAATTGTAAATAAATATTCGAATGGATAATTTTTTTTATCTTTTCCATAATATTTACCACGTTTGCCTCTTAAAAAACTAAAGCAATGAACACTAGGATAATAACTAAAACAATTCCACAACTGAAGTTGGTCGATAGGCATATTGGGCACGTCGGTTGTATTAAATTTTTCTTGAAAAAACGCTGATATAGGCAGTCTCCAAAAACACGCACCATTTGGTAACATAATGTTAAATAAGATAGCACGATCTGTAATAGATGTGATACTGAAGACACAACAGTCTTCACTTTCTCCTTGATGTTTTGATAAGTCATATAAATATTCCTTCCTTATTTTACAATAAATTGGTGGTATGTCTGCATTAAGATAAGCCATTACTTAATATCGCCCCAATTTTTTCCTTGTTCATAATCCACTTTGTTTGGAACTTTTAAATCTACTGCAGATTCCATTATGCTAATTATTTGTTCAGCTTTTTCTGGAGACTCAACAGAGATATCCACTTCATCGTGAATTTGTATGTGTGGTATTATACCATTTTCATACAACGCTACCATACTTTTTTTAGTCATATCCGCTGCTGATCCTTGTATTAATTTGTTTAATGCTTTGTATGTAAACGCACGTTTAAGTGGTTCATCATATTCTTTTCGCGCTTGTTCTAGTGGTAATGGTTTAAATATACCAAACTGTGTAGGCTGCCATAAATCAAAATGACACGCACGACCAAGTAAAGTTCTAATCTTACCACGATCATTTGCTTTACGAGATACATTGTCCATCAATTGTTTAACAAACGGTGCCTTTGTGTGATATTGTTTTATTAATTTTTCTGCAGATTCTTTCATCAAACCTAACTCTGCCATTAATTTATTTTTACCCATACCATACATCAAACCAAGATTAATTGTTTTAGCTTGCTTACGTTCAATACCTGCCATATCTGCAACAACCTGGTGAAAATCTGCATCACCTTGATTGTATGCATCTACAATTTCATCTACACCAGATAAGTTTTGTAATTTTGCATAGTGTACTAATATTCTAGGTTCTTGTTGTGAGTAATCAAAAGATCCCCACGTAGTATTTTGTTCTGGAATAAAAATAGATCTAATCATTGGTCCAAGTTCTGGATGCCTTGCTGGAATTTGTTGTAGGTTTGGATTACTCATAGAGAATCTACCAGTTACAGTTCCGCCTGCATCAGATCTTATCTGATTTATGTCTGCGTGTATTCTACCATCAACTGCGTGTTTAGTTATTGAGTCTATAAAAGTTGTGTGTGCTTTGTTTATCTCTCTTGCATCTGCAATTAGTTTTGGTAATTCGTGTGGATGGTTTTGTAAAAAGTTTTTTGTAAAACTTGGTTCATTACTTTTTTCTGTTCTATCGTAAGGAAGTTTTAATTTATCAAATGCTTTAGCTATACTTCGGGCTGCGTGTATTTCTACGTCAACTCCTGTTAAACTCTTGATTTTATTTACAATTTTAGACTCACGATCCATAAGATTTTTTTTGATTTTAGCCGCTTTCTCTAAATCAACTCTTACACCTTTGAATCTCATATCAACTAAACAAGGAAACAATTTTGTCTCTAAATTAAATACATCCCAAAGTTCCTCTTTGTATAATTCTGTTTCTAATCTTTTCCAAAGTTTAAGTGTAGACTCCGCATCACGTTCCGCGTACTGTCCAACAAAAAGTGCTGGCAATCTCCACATATCTTTTTTAGGATCAAGACCATATTCTTTTGCTGCCGCATTTAATACACTTTCATCTTTACCAATGCCTACATAAAATTTTGCAAGTGTGTTTAATTGATAAGACATTCTATTCTCATCAATCAAAGATGCTGCTATCATAGTATCAACTATTTTACCCTTAACAATAACACCTGCTGATCTTAACCAACAGATATCATACATTGCATTGTGAAATATAAATGTAGTATCGGATTGATTACATATATCTTTAATCCAATTTAAAACGAGGTTTTTGTCCATATTACCACCAGACTCGTGGTGGATAGGAAAATACCCTGACCAGCCCTCTACGGCCACCGCAATGCCAGCAATGTGGCCTTTTCCAGTGACATTACCAGAGCCTAGCTCTTTTAAATGTGGATCATTAGTTTCTAAATCGATTGCTATTTCTTTGTGTCCCTTAAGATTTTTTAGTTCTTCTGGCATCACCCATTCCGTTTCTGGAGTAAACAACGGTATCTGGGTATTTCTCATTCGTAGTCCCTTTCAAGAACCATCTCTAAATAATGTATTGCTTTTCTCACGTCCTCTTCTTTTCCTTTAGATTGATGTCTACAGATATATTTTATAGCGTTCCCTTCTGCAAAAAGCAACTTGTTTTCGTTTATAAATTCTGCGGGTTGTATTTTCATATTTTGATAATGTTTTCCCCCTACTTGTTTATCTAATGAATCGTATGTAGCTTTTTTAAATATTTCTTTATTTGTCATTTTGTTTCTCCTCATAGTCTTTATATTCTTTTATTAATTTCTCTGATGGATGCCACACATCAACTGTTGTATGACATTTAGGACAAGATAAGTTACTTACAATATCATAGTCTTCATTATCTTCAGTGTCGTGATCTCCACCCCAAATTAATTCTGTGTCGCAGTGCCAGCAGTTCATAGTATATAAGCCCTTTCAAAATCTCTTGGGTCCAAAACATGTAACTCACGCTTCGCTCTCGTCGCTCCAGTGTAGAATAATCTATGTAATTCATCTGGATCATAACTAAATGTTTCTAGCGCCGCGTTCGTTATATCTTGCATCAATAAAACTTTGTCAGCTTCTCCTCCTTTCGCTCCGTGTATGGTTGACATTATTATACGAGGATTTCTATTTAATGTTTCACCATTCGCCCTCATGTTACGAATGTAATTTTCAGTCATAGCATCTAGTCCTTCAAATGCTTCGTACCATACATTGTCTATAATTAAACCATGTTCGGCTTTACAATCTGTAATTAAATATTTTTGATCTGTGTGTAATGTTTTACCTTTTTTAAATCCTTCTAATACATTTGATCCTAGATATTCGTATATATTTTTTATCTCTAGGTGATTTAGTTGTGCACCTTTACGCCAAGCTTCCCAATTGTTTAATGCTAACAATAGTTTAAGTGGTATAGAATTACGTCCTTTGTATTGATAATACCAACCCCGCAATTCGCAAACTTCTTTTACAGAATCTAAAAAATGATTTGCAGAAGACAATACTAACCAGTTACCTTCTGACATGTCTACTTGTGTAATATCAGAATATCTTTTTAAAACTCCGTGTTCTTCTCTAGGTTTATAATTTTTATCAAATCTGTTTTGTACTTGATTAATTATTTTTTGTGATAGTTCGTGTATAGGTCCACCAGGAATCCTGTAAGATTGATCTAATGTTTGTATATCGTCGACTTCTTCTTTAAGTGCTATAAAGTGATCTACATCTGCACCAGCCCACTTAAATATTGCCTGGTCATCATCACCTGCAATGTAAGTCTTACCTGCTCTTGCCCAAATTTTTCTTACCATCTCCCACTGTAACAAAGATAAGTCTTGTGCTTCATCTATGAATAATACTTCAAATTTATTTGTAGATTCTTTTGCAATAAAATCTTCTAGCAAGTCATTAAAATCTTTCAAACCTTTTTCTTTTTTAAATCTTTTAAGTTCTTCTGCTAATAAAAATAATGTGTTTCGTTCTATGTCTAATATATTTTTTCTAGAATCATAATACTCTAATAGATCTACTCGTTTGACTGCCGCTGTATTTATTATTGTAAGGTATTCATTATCACAATTAAAGGTACCATCACTATCAGAAAATTTTGCTGTCTTAATTGGTATTCCACATTTCTCACCAAACTCTTTGTAGTCTTCGCTACCCATCATCTTTTCTCTTGTCATACCTACTTGATTAAATGCATATGAGTGTAATGTTCTAAAATAACTTAAATCATTATCTATGTCTAGACCAAACTTATCCGCGGCCCTCGATGCTGCTTCTGTTGCAGCTCTCTTGGTAAATGAGAAATACCCAATCTGTTTTGGTCTAACGCCGTCCTGTATAAACTGATCGACTAGATTTAACAGTGTTGTTGTCTTTCCCGTTCCTGGTGGTCCTAGTATTATTGTTTTCATACTTTTATTATTATACTCCTATTTTTTCCTGGCAATTTTTCTATCCATCCTCTTTCTTGTAACTGATTAATTTTTACAAAAATTAAACATTTACTAGATACTCCCGTACCTACTTTCATCTCTTCGTAAGAAGGTGCCATATTATTTTCATCAATATATTTTTTAATAAAATTAAAAAGTTTTAATTGTTTTTTAGTCAAGTTAAATTTTTTCATTAAAAATGTTCCTCCTGGTATGTTGTTTTAGAAATTGACGCCTCTGTCTGTTTCATTGTTTTAATCTTAATTAATCTTGGTTGTTGTTTTTTAATTCTTACTCTTTCTTCTCCTATAAATTCATCTAGTCTTTTAATTAAATTACCTGTTTGGTTTTTATCTTTCTCCCAATGATTTCTTTTACAAAAATTATAAAAGTCTTCCATTCTAAAGTATGTGTATTCTCTCTTCTCATCTGTGTATGGAAGTTTATTAAATACATCATCTATAATTCTTGCTGATTGTCTATTGGTTGTCCAGTCCTGCAAGAGTCCTGTAAGTTCATTAACAGGATCTAAAGACTCTAAAGGTTCTACTTCTTGTAGTCCTTGCATCATAGGTTTTAAAAAATGTTGTTTCCAATCTTTTGGTTTTGGTATTGGTACTATTAGATTTGCTTGATCTAAACACGCTAA